ATCCCCAGCGACTGTGCTATCAGCTCCTGTATCTCCTTGTGTTCCGGTGTCTCCAGTAGTCCCAGTATCCCCTTGGTCTCCGGTATCACCCTTGACTCCGGTATCCCCCGCCACTGTAGAATCCGCACCGGTGTCACCTTTTGTGCCTGTATCACCAGCTACTGTAGAGTCAGCGCCCGTATCTCCCTTAACACCTGTATCACCAGCTACGGTGGAATCAGCACCAGTGTCTCCTTGTATTCCAGTGTCGCCCTTGACTCCAGTATCGCCTTGTGAACCTGTGTCGCCCTGGGCACCCGTATCTCCAGTTACTCCTGTATCACCAGCGACAGTTGAATCGGCACCAGTATCCCCTTGGTCACCAGTGTCTCCCTGATCACCTTTTTCTACTAATAGATCCCAGTAGGTTTCCCATGTGGCACCAGTTCCCGGTTCATCATCAGTATCTCCGGAGGTATGTGCGGAAATACAAATATATCCAGATCCGTCATTTTCGACACAATCATCTATAGAATATCCTGTTGCTGTTACCCAAGATCCTTCCCAGGGATATTCTGTACCAGTGTCTCCTTGGGTACCTGTATCTCCCTGATCCCCAGTTATGCCCGTGTCACCCTGTGAACCCGTATCTCCCTGTGTACCAGTATCGCCTTGGGTACCCTGACTGCCGGTATCGCCTTGATCTCCTTGAGAACCGGTATCGCCTTGAATCCCTGTATCGCCAGTTGTCCCTGTGTCCCCAGTTACCCCAGTATCTCCTTGGGTACCGGTATCGCCGGCAACGGTGGAATCAGCACCAGTGTCACCTTGTATCCCAGTGTCGCCAGCAACTGTGCTATCGGCGCCCGTGTCTCCCTGAGTACCAGTATCTCCCTTGGCTCCAGTAGTCCCAGTGTCTCCTTGGTCACCTACCCCAGTATCACCCTGGGTTCCCGTATCACCTTTATCGCCGGTTACGCCCGTATCGCCCTGATCTCCAGTATCTCCCTGGTCGCCGGTTACGCCCGTATCACCCTGTATTCCAGTGTCCCCAGCCACCGTTGAATCTGCCCCTGTATCACCTTGATCGCCAGTATCGCCTTTTGATCCAGTTGAACCCGTATCACCTTGATCGCCAGTGTCTCCCGCAACCGTGCTATCTGCCCCAGTATCACCGGGTACTCCAGTGTCACCTTGGTCCCCAGTATCTCCTGCGACAGTTGAGTCAGCTCCGGTATCACCCGGGGTGCCTGTGTCTCCCTGATCTCCAGTGTCACCTTGCGAACCAGTAGAACCTGTCGCACCCGTATCACCCTGTATTCCAGTGTCGCCAGCTACTGTAGAATCAGCACCAGTGTCACCTTGGGTTCCCGTGTCTCCTTGAGAACCAGTTGATCCAGTCGAGCCAGTATCCCCCTGAGCTCCAGTATCCCCCTGGTTTCCAGTCGTTCCGGTGTCACCTTGTGAACCCGTATCGCCCTGGTCACCCTGGCTACCAGTATCCCCTTGGTCACCAGTTACGCCTGTATCGCCCTGGTCACCCGTGTCGCCGGCAACGGTAGAGTCGGCACCAGTATCACCCTGGTCGCCGGTGTCACCTTGGGTACCTTGAGAACCCGTATCCCCCTTAACGCCGGTGTCCCCCTGATCGCCGGTATCACCCGCAACGGTAGAGTCGGCACCCGTGTCGCCTTGTGTACCGGTGTCCCCCTGTGATCCGGTATCACCTTGATCACCCTGAACCCCAGTGTCCCCCTTATCAGCCACCAAAGCCCAATAATCAGTATCTGTTGGTAAATTTCCTGTCGTGGTTGCCGTACAGGTATATGAAGAACCTTGATAGGTAACGAAGTCACCAGAGGTATATTCTGTTGTATTGTCGTATGCTCCTGATTGTAGATCTGACCAAAGCTTGTCTGCCAGTTTAATTTACCACCCTTTCTATTTTGTCTTTGAACTCGTCATTTTTTATTTCGGTTCCACTTAATCTCAATAAATTAAAACCACATTTTTTTAAATAGGCATTTTCGGCCCTATCTTTCTTTTTAACTCTTTCGAGAGAGTGCCAATAATCACCGTCTGCCTCAATAACCAAATTTAGTTTCGGGATATAGGCATCTACAAGGAATTTCCCGTTTATCAATTTCTGAGTTTCAAAGAGCAATCCTCGCCTTTTTAATTCCTGATATACTTTTACTTCTATTGAGGTCGGATTTTTGACGGACAATGTTTTTGCCCCCAATAATCCTCCTCTTCTCATCGATTCCTTATAAATTCCTTTGTCTGCCATAAGCGCTGTATTTCACAACGCTTTTTTACATTATAACACAAATTACATTAAGCGGTAGTCTTTGTTTTTAAATTCCAATTCTCAAGATAAGCCTGAAAAATTAAAATCTCGTCCTCGCTGGAACCAACCAAGATCCGGTTAACATCTGGAGTTAAAAGCCTGCCTCTTTCTAAGGTAGCCTCTATTTTGTCTTTGTTTTCCCAAGACATAAGATTTACTTCTCTATTACTATAACAGTTGCTGAGGCCTCACGCTCAATTAAATTGATTGCCGTTTGTCCATTCGGCACCAAGAAATCAAAGACTTTCCCGGCAGGGATAACCTCATCAAAGTTAGACGCTGTTACATCATCAGTTCCCCATTTGAGGTAAACATCTTTGGTAATAGCATAAACCCGAATATAGGTTGTTGCCACATTAAGAGTAATTTCCGTTGAAGAACTAATAGAAGCGTCAACTGTTTGTTCCAAAGCCACCACATCGGGCGTACTTTGAATTTCGACCGGATTAGGCCACTTTAGGCTCCCGTCCGCATTCTTTCTAAATTGCATAATTAACCTCCTTTCTTACCTTACCACAATTCTAACATGAGGGGTTTTTGATTGGAATAGAACCCCTCAAAACTATTCGGCGTTAGGCTGTTGCCATTAACGGAATACCGTAAACATTGCTTCCGATTTTGACTGTTAAATTAGCGGTTTGTTGATTGTTGTTGCAACCTTCATAGTCGCCTTGAGCAGCCATAAAACCATTACCAGTGTCGTTTTGGGTTTCTAGCAAATAAGTAGCATTTGCTGTTCCTTCCCACCTAAATAGTGAGCGAATACCAGAACCACCGGCCGAAATTAGCATTCCGAACACTTCTTCGCCCGAAACGTCTCCATTATTGATCTGAATGTCGGACCAAATCGGAGCTATTCTTGCACCTGACGCAATAGTTGCAGAAGATAAATCTGCACCAAATTTCGCCCATATGTTGTGTGCACCTGCTGTGGCATCTCCACCCCTACTCGATAAAGTGCCTTCAACTGTCATCACTGATGATAGTGCCTGCAGTCTATCAGACGCACCGCCAGATTTTATGAATGGGAACATGCCGTGTCCGAGGATTTTAGCATCTCCATCTGTTTCGGGTTGGAAATAAGTTGCATACCTGAATCCAGTTGTCGTGTTTCCAGTAAATGCCATCCACCCAGTTACGGCTTCGAAATCAAGACTTGAACCTCTTAATACTCTAGCATCTGATGCAAGAGTCATGCTCGAGAAGTCCAAAACAGCAGTTCCATTATCAGCCGCCCCAGCAACAAGAGCCTTGCTCGCTTTTACTGTTCCAGCTGTAACACCCAACTCTGTGGCTGCGACCTTATCACTACCAATTGAAACAACTCCTGCATTGGTCATTGTAACGTCTCCACTTAAAGCGGCAATAGTCGCTGTAGTTCCATTACCAATCGCAATTCCAGCATTAGTATTACCAATATCAAGAGCTACACCCACACCAGAAGAATTACCAACAAGGATATTTCCCTCAGCAAGTGATATTTCTGCTCCTGCGATAGCTCCAACTAAATTGAAATCAGACTCACTTGTAGTACCCTGATTTTCATACAGACCTTTTGTCCCGTCTGCTGCGTCAGTCTTAATAAAAAGACAGCCCTTAGCAAAGCCGGAAGAATCAGCTGTAGGAACAGTAGTACCTGTACAAAGAAGAACCTTTCCGTCTCCATCGTACCCAAGCACCTGCATATCAACCTCGTTTATGGTCCGTGCGTGTCCACCAATCTTAATCGGTCGATTAAATACTTTCATTTTTCACCCCCTTTCGTTAAATAAATCAATTATCAATTGTCTTCTGTGGGCGTCCCTTGCGGGAGACTGTCTTTCAGCCCCAACAGCTCTTACCGGGCGTGGTTGAGTAACAAACCCCACGCCAGGGTTCGTTAGAAGTCGCTCACATCCTGAGTCAAACTGACCATTAACAATGCGCCATCAGCAAAGGTCTTAGTACCAACACCGATAATTCCCTTCGGCAAGTCGGCAAAACCTTTTTCCTTATCAGCAACTTTCAAGTCCATGAATTGCAGAACCATATCAATAGATCCACGAATCATGAAAACTGAATCCAGCTCCTGATCGTTCCAACAATCGGTCGTATCTGTTAGATCGTCCGATACAGCAATGTCACCAAAGCCGGCGAGAGTCATCTCGTCATTGGAATCATCATTGGTCGCAGTAATGCGTCGCTTTCTCCGGATAATGAAGTTGTTCTTGGCACTCATCTGGACATAGTCAGTCCCGGCAGTACCAGAATCGTTAATACAAGCGGTTAATGCCGCTCTTGTCGTATCAACGTCAGTACCGCAGAGAACTCCAACATATCCTGAAGTTGTGTTATCAAGATCGTCTTGGAATTCAAACGTAACTCCGCCAATGGTAACTGTGTCGCCATTGGTTGGTTCGGTTGCTAACTCCAGCGTAGCGCTCCAAGGAAGGTTGTTTGACTGTACAACAGTCCAACCCTGCCAAGGACCAACAACTCCGTTTGCCAAAACCGAATCGCCAAGTCTGCTTTCACGGTCGCTCTTTGCTCTTCTTAATCTTGCCACTGTACGAGGGCCTAAAACACAGGCTCTCATGGCAGTTTCGTAAGGAGCGTCGAACGCACCCAGTTTCCCTTCGGCTTCCTCCAAAATATCAAGGATATTTACGGTGGTAACTTCAACAGGAGAACCGGAAATGCTGTGTTCAGCATTGGTAATCTCGCTTAAAAACTTCTGCTCAACTCCGTTCATTAACCCTTTACGGATTGATTTCAGGGATTGACCCAAAAGATCGTAAGGAGATTGCTTAGACTCGGTAATGTCGATATCCTCTGCGGCGTACTCGAAGGTATCAACCTCCAAAGTTTCCTTAGTAGCAGATTTTTCCTCAAACGAAATGTCGCTGTGAGGAGTGTAAGTACCAACCTGAGGATGGGACAAAATCGGTCTGTGGGCTTTGTACCCGGTGTCGCTAATGAGTTCGGAGAGTGATTGGTTGGCTAGATATACAGCGGTGTTAGACACATACAGATCAGCCTGCAAATCACCCCAAAACTCTTGTCTCACGTCATCCATTTATTATTTCACCCCCTCTCTATTATTAAGTTTTTCAAGGGAGTGCTTGGGGTGTCTAAAGAGGTTATTTTTGTGCCTTGTGCTTTGCTCTCGCCTTCTTTGCTTCCTGCCAGGCCTCAACGCCTTCTTTACTATCAAAGTCAAAATCTTCAGGATTTAAAGGTTTGGCGGGATCATAGCTCGGCGCAACAGAACCCTTCTTAGAACGCCTGGGAGTCGCTTTTTTAACACGCTCCTCCCGCTCAACTTCCTCTTTCCTAGAAAGGATATAAGGATGTTTCGCTGCCTCCCTTACGGGGATACCTTTCAATTTAGCAAGATCTTTGACCTCTTCTTTCAGTTCGTCTTTTAAGTCAAGAGATTCAAGCTCTCTTGCTTCAAAACGCTCTGCAAGCTTCTGATCAACTAACTTGTCAATATCAGGCTCACCGCCTTCAACGGGTTTTTTACCCTTCCCGGGAGTATCCTCGGGTTCTTCGGAAGTTTGGGCCTTTTCCCTCCAGCTTATCTTTTGCCTAATAGCTCCGGATAGCTTTTCACGATGGGACCTTTCCCTCTCGACAAGTTTATCAAGAAACTCCTCGTCCATTTCCGGATCGAGCTCAAATTCTTTTGAAAGAGTTTCTTTCAACTCCTCATCCTTAACTTCCTGTTGTGCCTCTTCTTCAGCTTTCTGCTCCTCGGGAGACACCTCGAGGTTTTTATTTTCTTCGGGCATGGCCCTCCTTTTCTTTCTACCGATGGCTATTTGCCGATCTGGCAGTTAATGTTGGAGAAAAAGGAAAGCGTTGTGTATAACCCTTTTCTCCAACCTTAATTGTCAGAGTCTCACAACGCTTTTCTCCCACTATACTACAAATTGTCAACTATGTCTAAACTTTTTACCGCAATGCGGACAGAGAAGCCTGGTCTCAACTGTTTCAAACTCAATTCTATAACCTTCTCTTTCGGGATGAGAGATGTACTGTTCGGCCAACTTAACATAATCCTTGCCGTGTCGCTCCAGTGTGTAAACCCTAACTTTTCGCTTGCCACGATAAACAGCGGCGTCTGCGTCTTTTTCTTTTGGTTTTGAAGACTTTTTAGGAGAAGTCGAGCCCTTCTTCTGGGCCTTTTCAATGGATTCTTTCAAATCCTCTTCTGATATCCCAACGTATTTCAGCCCTAACTTTTTGGCTTCTTTTTGGAGTTCTTTGTAATCCATACAATTATTTTACCAATTACTCTATATAAATGTCAAGCTTTCCCCTCATCAATAACCGGCATAATGGCCGACACTTGGGCCGGGGTTATCCCCTCTGGAATATAGTCAGAATTAATCATATAAAGGTCTATTTCTATCTCTTCTTTCAATATCTCGTTAAAATCGTCAATCTCTTTTTGACGTTCCTCAATGGCCTTTTTGTATTTCTTTTTAAGTTTATCCAACTCCCGGTTAAATTTAGCTTCGTCATCAATCAAATATTCTTCGGTACTGCCTACTTTTATAGTTTTGGGCTTGCCATCTACCTTGACCGCATATTTTTTGGCAAGATCCATCCTCTTTTTATTATAATCAAGAAATTCCTTGCCGGCGGTAAATGCTTTTTGCAAGGCTTCAATCTCGGGGCGTAATTTAGTAATATTCCTGGCAACAGCATATGCCCACTTAGCACCAGGGAGATTAGAAACAGCTTGAAGTCCGTTGTAAAGATCGAGGATGTCTTGTTTGTTCATAAAATTATTGTATCATAGCCCGTAATTCTTGGCTACTTTCTTTTTTTTTAGCTTTCTTTTCTTTTTTAATATCTCCCTCAAGTCTGGGTTGCGGGCTTTTTTAATCGCCTCTTCAATCCACCGCCTTAGTTGAGCTTTTGTCCCCTCATTTCCCATACCTCACAATACCCTCATTTTTTCTTTTTTTTAGTTTTTACCTCTCCGGCATAACTTTTACCACCTTTAAAGCAAATCCTCATGTACTTATTGCCTTTCAGTTTTTTTGTCCTCACTCGTCCTCCCGCTTTTACACATTGTACAAAGGCTTTGGGCATAAGATCACCCCCTTTTCTTCCCCTTCCTTCTTTTAGGGAAATTCCGAAGGCTACCATATTTCCTTTTATGTCTGGCCTTCCTTTGAGCTAATGTTCTGGGTTTTCCTTTTGGAATTGTGTTTCACCCCCTCACAGTCCGTATTTTGTTTTAGTTTCTTCAATCTGTTCTTTGGTCGGTTCTTTTTTCTCAGAGAAAGTCACGAAGGGTCTCAATATCTCGTGGAGCTTATCCCTGGCAATAATCCTAGCCCTTAGTTGTTCTCCCAACTGTTTGTTCTCGCTTTTGGTATCAAACCCACCGAGGGAGTCTAACTGTTCAATCGTTTCCACAACATAACCTAAAAACTCTTGGAAGTCGGGATCTTTTTTTAGTTTCTTAATGAGGTCGCTGGATAGCATGTTATTATTATACATCCTTTTTATACTTAAAGTCCATATTCCATTCTGGCGGCCTTTTGTCTTTGTTTCTTTTGATAAATACTCTTTTTAAGTCTTGCCTTCTCTTTTGCTGGATCACGCCTCTCAAGAGTGCTCAGGGCGTACCTAGAAGCGTCAAGACAATTATGTACTAAAATCCCGTTAGCAAAATATTCATGACAGCCGTCAACAGTTAAATCAAAGACTTTCTCTTTCCAACTTCCTTCTACGACGCAGTGCTTTAGCCTTGCAATTTGGATGACAGTATTTTGATATTCCTGAGTATCTTGTCTTGTATTTTTTTCCACAAACTTCGCAAGTCCTTGTTTTGTACTTCTTGTTCTCCCAAGTCTTTTTTCCATGTTTTTTATGCCACTCAATACCTTCTGGTGAACTGTGCCATTTTTTAGCCGCCTCAATTCCTTTCTTATGAAACTCTTCAAACCATTTACGACCTTTTTTCTTAATATTTTCTTTGGCATGAAGCGACATGTGAGCATTTTTATCAACCAGCTCGAGATTTTGAATATTATTATTCCAAGGATTGCCATCTTTGTGATGAACATGCTTGTTTTTAGGAATAGCATCACAAAATTCGCTCCAAACCACTCGATGAAGAAATCTAGTACCCCTGCTAAAATATCTCGCCCCCGGATAAAGATGATATTCTTTGCCTTTGAATAATTGCACAGGTAAACCCCGTCTCCCGATTGTAATTTTGATATTCGTTTCCATCCTTTTATTGTTTTTATTTTATGATCCGCAGTACATTTAATTATAATTTCTTTAGTATCTAATTGCAACCTGTATTTGTTTACTGGTTTCGTTCCGTTACTCCATCTTTTAACTACTGAATTGTACCCACTACTTGTCAGAACCAAGTCATCTGGATTAATATCTTTTATTGCCTTAGTCCCACTAGATGTATTGATTAATGTGTCGCCAGTAAAACAATGATTGAAGGCATCCTCCGGTATGTTGGGCGTAATCGTCTTGCCCAGCCTGTCTGTCGCCCAGGTGTAATTGCGGTACTCTTTTATTAAATTAACACTCCTTTTAGTAACCGAGATTGGTATATCCTGAAGAAACTGTATCCCCTGCCTCACCGAGTCCCTGCCTTTTTCCGCCCCCCTAATGTTTACTCCATATCCGTAAATCTCGTCAATGCTCTTGGGTTCAGCGCTGTCGGCAATCACAAGAGTTTCCGGGTGATTAACAATATCAAGAATGAAATCGGCTATTTTCTTGTTGCTCATCCCCTTCTGATAGAACTGTTCGTCTAAAACATACCCCCCGTTTAAATAGTAAACATCAACCAGGGCAGAGGGATCTATGGTGTACCCGAAATCCAGCCCCCGGCGCACCAGGCGTGCCTCGTGAGGTATTTCGTCTATGATCTGCCAACCGCTATAAATCTTTCCTTCAAGCTCTCCAAACTCGCCCCTCCCGTAAACCTTCCAAAAGTTTTTCCTATCCTTTTTCGACTCAAGGGAGCGGACAATGTTTTCATCAAGCGCCTCATTGTCTTTATAAGTTAAAATGAGATGATCGTAATCATCCCTTTTGGGGAAAATATCATCGCTTACCCAGAACTCTGTAACCGGGTTGTAGTCTATAAAGACAAACTCGTTGGTTCTAATTTCAAGCTGTTCAAAAGTTTCAAAGGGAACATTGTTTGCCTCGTTTATAAACAACCTGTCTCTCCTCGGTCCCCTTACCTTGCCGGGCTGGTCTGCCGAGAAAAACTCAATCTTGCTACCGGTTTCAAAGGTATAAACATAATCTGTTTTATTCCAACTTTTGGGCTTAAATAAATTGAGACTTCCCATAATTTCAAGAAAGTCTCTTACAGATCCTCTTTTCAAATGCGGAAAGGTTTCTGAAACAACAGAGGTCAGGGTCGGCTTCTCGTCTCTTTGGGCCAAGTCAATCAGAATAAGTAAAATACTGTAGGTTTTTGAGGCAGAGCTTCCCCCCTGGACAATACGGAGTCTCTTATCAAGGGCCTTAATCTTTTTTAACCCAGTTGTAATACCGGGACGACTCATTCTTTCTTTTCTTTAGTATAGTCTAAAAGGGGAATTGGTTCGCCGCCGCTCGTTACGTCCACACTCTGCGACGCTCTGCCTTCTGTCCGGTCGGTTACTTCCTTTAGGTAGGATAAATCTTCCTTTGCCTCAACAATTGCCTGATAAGCCAGCTCTTGCGCAACGGTTCTTTCTTTTTCGGGGTTATTTTCCAACCAACTCTTAAACTCGTCCGCAGTCATTTTGACTAGCTTTTTATACTGAAAGCCAATAGAATCCTCTGCCTTCCAATGACCACCGGATGGGTTTCCTGATTTGCCCTTGGGAAAAGTATATTTATTTCCCTTAACAAACCTTCCCTTTGAGTCTCTTTGTTTCTTGGGGTCCTCTTTCTTCATAGCACTATGCTTCCTTTCGGTCTCTCCTCCAGGTTTCACAACGCTTTGGGTAAATTATATCGTACTGACTATTTAGAAGCTCCCATTTTCACCAGCTTGACAACTTCATCCTCTAGGAGCTTATCATTACTGGTTTTCAACAATTTATCAAACTTCTTGAGATATTTGTTTAAAGCCCTTTCAAGATCAATCGAGTTCATTGTTTTGTATCCAAAATTACTGGGTAGCATCCTAGAGATAAATCCAGAAACAGTTCCAAAAGTGGCAGCGTCTACAATATTAGCCAGTTTCATTGAGGCTCTCTTTAAAACACCACGCTTTGCAACCTTTTGATAAAGTCTATTTACCTTTTCTTCCATCCTGCCAACTAGTCGGCTAGTGTTAAACATTTCACTCATTCTTTCGTCAAGCATTTTAGTTACATTGTCGGGCATTAACTCTCTGACGGTTCTTTTTATTCCCTTCCTAGTATTCTCAAAAGCCTGAAGGTTGACACCAGTTAACGGTTCGCCCGACCTTTTGCTAAACGCTCTTGAAGCAAACTCCCGACCATACTCACGGGACAAGTCATTCATCTCTCTTAATGTCAACCCTTCACTTCTAAACTTAGCTTTTAGTTCAACAATTCTTGCTTTTCTAACTGGGTCTTTTATCTTAGTATAAAGTTCTTCCAAGTTATCTAGTGAGTCTTCAACAAAGTTCTGTTTTACTGTTTTAGACAAAAACTTACCCTTTTCGTCTCGCAACCTTCGCCCCCCGATTTTAGTTTTCTCAATAACATCATTGGGCTTTAATAACATACCCTCACCAGCTTCGTCTAACTTGTCATCAACCTTTCTTGCCAACGCCTCAATTCCATCGTCGATTTTTTCCCCTAACTCAGAATATGTCTTAACTCCGGTTGTATCTATGGTTGAAAGAGCCTTTTTAGCCCTACTTATGTCCCTCGTCTTTCCCTGCACTATTTTACCAACAACATCATCTATTTCGTCACTTGCCCTTGCCACTCTTCTAAGCCTGCGTGTGTCTAAAACCTCGCCAGTAACCCTTGAAATCGTCTTCCCCGCCTTAGCTGTCCCCTTAATAGCGCTCTCGGCTGCTTTAAGCTCTGGAATCACAGAGGCGATATTTATTACATCCTCTATATCCTGCATGGCTTCCGGATGTTTTTCTTTTAATTCAGAATACTTTCTGGTAAAGCCCTGAACAGCTTTGGTTTGAGCTATTTTCTCCCCTCCGGCAGCCACCAGATCCTCAACGAATTTTGGTGCAATTAACTTCAGTGCCTCCATCTCGACATCTCCCACTATTCCCGCAGCTGCTCCCAAAGTGCGGAGCGTTTCCCGTTGTCCTAATGGACCCAAAATCCCACTTGCACCAACCTTGCCCGTACCCAATGCACCGCTCGATTCGCCTTTTTTAAATTGTTCACGAATTACCCCACCCCTTTCTCTGAATGACTCTTTAACGCCCGACACAAATTCACCTACGGCTCCTTTTGTTTCGACCTTAGACTTATAGGCAGGATGTTTCTCTAATACTCTGTTTGTCAATTCTTCATCATCCATCTCGGCATAGGGAATACCATCATGGGCAATTCCCTTGGGGTATTTGTTTCTAATTAATTGTGCGAACTCTTCTTGTGTCATATTCCTAAAGGATTTTCGTCCTCCTCATCACCAAATATCTTCATGGGGTCATTTTTACCTTTTTGTGATTTTAATGGGTCTATATTTATTCCTAAAGAAGCAGAATATCTATTAGACAAAAACTCTTCAATAGCTTTAATTCCAGCAATATTGTTTTGCATAGTCTTTGTTTCGCTTGGCAATGCTTTATTTAAAAACTCACGTTCTTTATCACTCACTTGAGTACCAGATATGGCTTTAATGAATTGCGATGTATAAACCGTCATTAAAGCCGCAAGCTCATCCTCTTTTTCAGTTGTTTTTCCTATTGCCCTGGTTCCAGGAATAATAGTTCTTCCAAAAACACTTAATCCTCCCCTGATAGTTCCAGGAATTATTCCTGTTTTAACCTCTTCAAGCATATCTATTAATTCCTGCCCCGTATCAAAAGTGCCAACAGTTCCTAACACACCCTCTCTTTCTAATCCTGTCCCAAGCTCTTGACCCTTGGTAATAACTATTTTCTTAATTTTTTCTCTTGCCTGTTCTTGTTGTTCTGGTAAAAGCATTTCAAAGTCTTCAATACCTGTAATTTCCTCTTCCTCACCAACTAATAAATCGTAAACCTTCCCTAACTTATCTAGCTCCGAAGTATCCCTAACTCCTTTATTAAAAGCATCCCTTAACATTTCCTGTTTAGTCATTCCCCCAAATGGGTTTGAGATATCTTCCTCAACAACTTCTTCCTGATCTACTTGTTTTTCTGGTCCTAAATTTGATAAAACCCTTCTTCGCTCTTGTAGTCCAATATTAATCTGCTCTTGACTTGAACCGCCAGTCTTTAATTTTTCAACTAACTCTTCTTCATCCGGCTTAATCTCAAAAGTTTCTTTTTGAGCAGTTTCTTTTTGAATATCACTAGACTGCAACACCCATCCTTGGGCAGTGAATTTATACACTTCCCCTGTTTTAGGGTCTTTATAGGTGCTACCTACGCCTCCTGATGGCGTGAATGATGGTTTCATATTTGCTCCCATCCCGAACTTTTATATTGCCAAATTGTGCCAGTTAATGGATCAACCCATATACTACCAATTCCTCCCGAAGGAGTAAAACTTGGCGCTGTAACTGAAGGAGTAGTCTTAGTTGTAGCTGTTACCAATCCTGTTGAAAGATAATTATCGGCAGTACTTTCTGTTCCAGTACCACTCTTAGGTATCTTGTAATAATGAACTTGCCCTCTTGAATCAGTAAAACTCTTTAACTGACCGGCCGGGACTGTAGAAGGATCAACCACCGCTATCCCGCCCTCGGTTGTGATCTTGTTGGTTGCTTCTCTTACTTCATTGGCAAACTGGGCCTCAGCCATTTTTGCGTTAATGGTTTCGACATCATCATTTAAGCTAACTCCCGCCTGCGACATAAGTAAAGCTTTCGCCGGGTCAATCATGAGCTCTTTAATTGTATTTACTGTTTCTTGCGCATTGGAAAGATCAAACTCAAGCAAAGCAGTTTGTTTTTCGGCAATGTTTCTGCTTTCTTTTGTTAACTCGACAATATCCCTGTTGGCTAAAGAAAGAATAGTATTGTAATAGTTCAGCCTATCTTGTCGGTCTTGGGTAATGGCGTTGATTGACCTGTCTATCGACTGATAGGCATTGGCCAAGTATGTATTTTGTAAAGCCACCACTGCATTGATAACCCCAGCTCTTGAGGCTACATCTTCCATTGTCTGTTGTATTCGTGGATTCCGGATCACCGCTAAGCCGGTTACTTCTTTTTGCTGGCGGATAAGCTCGTTACCCTCAGTCAAAAGCTGATCCAATTCTCCGAGAAGCGCTTTTTGTTCTGCTAAAACTTCTCCCGTTCCGAGCCGCTCCCTTTCGGTCTTTTCTAAATCTTCTCTAAAGGGTTCAGTTAAGGGTTTCGCTTCTTCTAGTGTTTCCCGTTCTCTTTTCCTTGCCTCCGTTAACCGCTCTTGAGTTTTGGTTTCCCGAGCCGCCAAGTTTTGCTCTAATGTTTTTCTGGCAGCTTCAAGCTCTGCTGTTAGGCTGGTCTGGGTTTGAGCGGGCAAAGGAACATTGACCGGAGCCTGTATTTCAGTAGCTTGTACTTTCTGCGGTTGAAGATAAGAAACATTCTCGGGTGCAGTTTGAGCAATCACTTCACTAGATACCGCTTGACCGGCACCCTGCTGATTAGAAGAAGGGTGAATAACGCCGGGATCGGATAAGGTGCCTCCCCAATACTGGCGTCCACTGTACCAACCTCCTTGTTGGAAACCACCTGCTGGTGCTGATATTCCTAATTGTTGTGGCGTTTGTGGCATAGTGCTGTCTTTCCACAACGCTTTTGGTTATTATAACACAAGTTAAGTCTATTTTATATTTAAAATCTTAACCAAGCTATCAAACCTTTCTTCTATGGGTTTTTTGGCGTCTGCAACAACCTCAACGTGTTCCTTCGTTTCCTCCAATCGTTGCTCTTTGGTTATTTTTGGCTTCTTTTCTTTCTTTTCTTTTTCTTTTGGTCTAGTAGACTTAACTAACTTTTTATCTTTCCCCACTTTATAATCAAGAATGTTTTTATTTCCATTGTCAATCCCCGCCATTAGTTCCTTTTGTTCATGATCCGGCTCCCAAATATTTACCTCCTCCCCGGCGACCTTCGCCTTTTCTTTCCCAACCACTTTCCAATTTACCACAATTCTGTCGTTCTTTTCCCTGTCCCCCATCCACATCCGGAGATGATCCTCAGAATGAATCCTCCCGTCGATCGTTCCAACTATTTTCCCGGTTGCCTTTTCGTAAAAGATAATCATATGTTTAGTTTATTCCTAAAAATCTTGTAAGCAAAGTTAAACGTAACCGTGCCAGAGGTAGCGTCATTTCTCCCCTCAACCACAAGGTATATATTTGTTGCGTCTGCATAAGCGTAAGCATAATAGTAATACAAAAAATCAACAAAGGTTCCGGGACACATATTGTAATTACTCCCCCCGGCAAACACATCAACGTAGCTAGTAAAATAAGGAACATACCCCAGTCCGTGTGCGATCGTCTCCTCTTTCCTATGATAATACCAAGTTCCGAACGGAAAAAACACCTCCGAATCATAGTAATCAGCACAATCTATTACAACAGCCTGGTCCCCGCTTGCGTGATATTTTAAGGTGTTATAATCCGAGCTAAAAATTAAGTTGTCCGGGTCAGTTTCGGTTAAAACATTTTTGGTTGCTTTGGAAATAGCAATTTTGTAAGCCATTATGTCCCTGGTGTTTCAAAAATATAATACTTTATGTCAACATTGTAATTTGCCCCGCCGTCGTCTTTATAAAAGGTTAACCTAATGTTGGTTGCGTCCACCGATAACAACCACCACTTCCCGGCAAAATTGTAATCAACCTCGTTTGGTAGAGTGGTTTTACCATCCGGAAACTCAGCAAAAGCATAAACCGCCGGAGTTGACGACCTCCCGTGTGCGATTGTAAAAACCTTTGGATCGGCGTTGACGGTTTGGGAATAATAATTCCCCTCGGCGATTATCTTGAAAGTGTTTAGCTCACTATTAAAGATAAAATCATTAGGATCAGTCGCCGTCAAAACATTTTCACCAGCTTTGGTAACTTTCAAAACATAAGTCATTAGGTAATCTCGTCATAAAAAATATAATACCGATAATCCTTGTAGGTTGAGCTGTGTTTATTTGAAATGTAAAGGTTTGATGTGTTTGCATAAGCCCTCCAGCCCGACCCAAGAGGATCAAAACAGTTTGCGATCCTATACTCGCCGCTAGCAATCTCGCAATAAACCAAGTAAAAGGGAATGTATCCCAAGTTGTGCGAGATCGTCGCAACGTTGTTTAGGTCAACCGTGCCGCTTCCCCTTGCCTTTTCTTTTATCAAGAACCAGTCTGAGTCTGCATACAAGGCGTAGTGATCCGGATCGGTATCTGTCAAAGCATTGTATCCAGCCAACGAAACTCTGATTGTGTAGCTCATACATTCCCCATCACGATTCTGTTGTCAGTTCCGTCCGTGATTAAAATTCTGTTGTTTGCCCCATCTATTTTAATATTCGCTCCCCCAACCAAAAAATCCCCACTCAAAGTCTGAGAGGATCCGGCTTTTAAAAGTGCGTCCGCCGCCCTCTGGTCATCAACAATCTCCCATTCTCCTGCCGTAATTTCATCATCACCAGCGTTAGTAGCAACGTATGGCTTATTATCGTCGTCTGTATCAAACCACAGATCTCCTGCCGATATTGCTGTTGGAACACTGTCCTGAGCAAATACTTTGATTTTTCTAGTATCGTCAACCGCTACCCACTCCCCAGCCTTTATTTCATCATCCCCCGCATTCGTAGCCCGATAAAGTTTGTTTCCGTCATTAGTGTCAACCCATAAATCACCAGCCCCCTCAGCAGTCGGTACGCCATCTTGATAAAAAGTTACTATTTTCCCGTCGGCAGTTGATTGAGCAGTGGCCGCATCTGCTATGGCTTGGGCAATATCAGTATCTTGAATTTCTACCCAAGCAGACCCACTCCATCTATAAAGTCGGTCATCATCAGTATCAACCCATAAATCCCCCGTAGCTTCAGCGGTCGGTTCACCTGATTGATAGAAAGTAGTCACTTTACCATCTGCTGTTGCCTGTGCTGTGGCTGCATCTGATAACGCTTGGGCAATATCTGTGTCTCTCACCGCTTCCCACTCACCAGCTGTAATTTCATCCGCCCCAGCACTCCCGGCTCTATATAATTTATTTTTATCATTAGTATCAAACCACAAATCACCAGTAGAGATAGAAGTAGGCACACTATCCTGTTTGAAAATGTTGATCTTTGTATAACCAGATCCGGAAAGGTCAGCAGAGGAAGCCCACATCTTCCCATCCATATCAACCCTCCAAGGAGCATCTCCCCAATCAGCCGCCCCCAACCAAATCCCAAGCAGGCTGGACCCAAACACCTCGTCGCCATAACCTCTTTTGAAAACATCAGAATACATCTGCGTTCCGCCGAGGTTTTGACCGAAAGGAAGTTGTCCGGGAACATGCTCCTCTCGCAACTCCTGTTCAGCTGGTTTTAACTTACTTTTAAGTTGGGGAGTGAGGTCTTTAATTTTTGCCATATCATCTATTTACAAAGTTTCCCAAAAGCTCAATCTTTCTCACTGGACAGGCGTTACTTGCGTGTCCGTTTTCAAAATCCAACACCACTCTCACATCTTCAACTGCCGGAAGGTCAATGCTCTTTAAGACCTCTCTAGTTAAACCTGTTCCGGTAATAGAAAATGAGCTAGATTCTTCCGCCCCCTGGTTTCCTTCCAAGCTCAAATCAACCCGGGCCGAAGCTCCCAATGTCTTAGTTGTTACAATCACACAGGTAACTTTTCCTAGTTTCCTGCCATCGGTTACATCCAAAAACACCGACTTCCAGTTAGAATCAGTCGAGAGGCCGCTAAACTTTGCTAGACGATAGTTAGAGCCTCCGTCGGTACTTGCCACCATCGGAGTACCAAAAGGAGCCGCCAGCCCCCCTACGGTAGCATAGCCTGCGTCTGCCAGAGTGCTTATCTGAATCGGCAGCTGTTCAACCGGAGCGCCGCAACTAAAGATATCCTCATCGGAAACAAAGATAACTGTATTTTTGTAAAGAGTTTTCTGTCTGTGATCGGGCAATGTCCCAACAAAGTATCTTAATGGCTTTAACTGCCTGCCGCTCATCCAACCGATCGCAAACGCCCCGGAACTGTTATCCTGATATGCCACATAAACAATCCCGTTGTGAACATACAAAAAGCCTATCTTCTGGCTTCCTAATCCTGCCTCGTCTGATAAAACATTGCTGACCGCCGAACCGTCGTATAAATAAATCTGCCCTCTTCTTCCTTCTCCATAGTTAACCGCTATATACCAAACATTGGCATTGTAAACTATGTCAGCCACTTCTGCGCCCTCACCAAAGTCTAATTTCTGAACATCTAGGGTAGCCGATCCCTCAACATAAACCCCAACATACCGGCCATTGCCGAATACCATAATATCTTCTTTGGCAGCAACCGGGTGCAAAGAGTCTTCCAGGGCGGCATCGGTTGTACTTCCCCAGTCCGGATCAATTACCTCAGTAGCCAAGGGCATTTTCAAAATATCACCACCGGCAGCCGTGTTAAAAAAACCGTAAAGGTTTGCTTTTAATCTGATGACGCTTTCCCCTTCGGTCATGTCCGTCACTGTCTGCGGCCAAGAAGGAGCGCCACCGCTAGTTGCAGCGGTTGAGGATAGTTTGAACAACTTGGTCGTTCCAATCCCAAAAGTAGTATCAGAAGCAGTGGGTTTATCTAAAATAAAACGGATCAGCTCATCTACCTCTCCATCCTGATCTCCATTGGTTAAATCTGCGAGAGCCGGGGATTGTTGAATAAAGTTAGGATCGCTTATTACATCTGCCCGCATTGAACTGGCCTGTCCTTTTGACCCTAAATAAGTGTTACTGTCAAGATGGGCCAGAGGAGAAAGGCCATCTGAAAATTCTTCCAGTGTTATACCAAAATCATAGTCGGACATCTTTTACTCCAGCACCGGTGTTCCCGCTTCCCTAAGCGCCTCTGGCGGTTGCGTTCCCTGAGCCAAAGCCTCCTGAGACTCCGGAGGTTGTTCAAGCGTCTTGGGGGGGACGTTAATGCCTCGAATCTTGTACATCATATCGAGCAAGAAATTAATTCTCACCGGATCTTGTTCAAATTGAATAAGCTGTAAAATATCCTGAACAGTTTCGTTGTAGAGATACCCCTCGCCGGTAATAGTTACAAAAAATCTAGGCAGTACACTTTTCCAAATTTCTTTTGAGTTTTCAATAACCGGATCGGCGTCTCTTAACTCATCAAGCTTCTCCTGTTTAATCCCTTCCGCCATGGCCTTAGTATGCGGTCCTATCTGAACCAGGTTCTGCACATACCAGCTATCAACCATAATCTCACGCAATTGATCCAATATCTCTACTTCTCCAACGAACCTGAAAACATCCTTGCCTTTCATTCCCTTAACCATCTCCGGCAAGATCCACTCCCTAAATACTCTCTTATATACCAAAGTAATCTTTTGCCGCAGTAAAACGAACAACCTGCCCGCATTTTGGTCAATCAATAGTCCCAACCTAAACGGAGTCCCGGAGGGGAGACTTTCCCCTCTTACCACTTCAAAAGAATTTGAGATCCTGTCAGCGTCAGCCAACAACCTATTCCAGTCAGCGATTAACTGATCCAGGCTTCTCATTCTTACATCGACTTGTTGTAAATCATCAGTTATCACCACATCACCATTGTCTAAATCAGCCCTGATATTCTGTAAAACCTTTGAGTCTTTGCTTCTAAAAATAACCTTGGAGGCCCAGTCTAATCCTCTGGCAAGCTGATTGCCTATCTCGTTAGCCCTGATCTGATGATCGAATAACATTTCGTACATCCCAGTTCTCCAAAACCTTCCCTCGTACCTTCCCCGGTGAGCGTAAAGGTAATAATCGGTGATTTCGCCGTCTAATTTTTCGGCAAAAAGAACAATCTTCTCTCTACCCCCACCCTTTTTAAGCCCGGCCACAATCACCTTGGCCAAGAAAAACACATTGTCTCTGCCTCCCTTTTTACCCTGAACCTCGTTAAACTCTTTTTCCGACACTTCCCCGGTAAATTCAAATATTTCATATCTTTTGTTTGTCACTTCAACCGGCGTGGACAAACTTGAGGCGGTAAATGTTTTGTTGCCTAGGTTTTTAATTACTTTATCTACATCTTCCCACTCCGTCATCTTTTTCAAATCGGTTGCCGTCATCTCATGCCTTTCAATTACGCTTGTATCTTCAATATGCTTGGCGGTAATGTTGGTGATGTAAGTATTAAGAGGATCAACAAATTCATACCCACCCTCAACTTTCTTAAAGCCCACATTCCCGTTGGTAACATATTCTTCAACCGCCTCTTTTAGTTTTAAATCCTCGCCATTTTTGGATAACCATTCTTTTAGGGAAGCATTGGCCAAGAATACTGCCGAGAAGTCTTTTGATGGATTCTGAGAGAAGATCAAAATGTTTTTGGTATCAAACTTTAAGTTCTTTACTTCACTGTCGGCCCGGGGAGAAATAATATCGTAATAGTAGTTATAAGAAAGGTCAGCGTTAATCTTATCCTGTAAATCCTTATTCCTAAACTTATAAATTCTCTTTATTAAATCGTACTGATTGAAATCCACACCCTCAGAAATCTCTACCTGATGGGAGAGGTAGTTGTTGATCTCTGTTTCCATTCTTGAAAACAAACCCGGTTCAATATCTTTTTTCATAGGCCGTACGCTTTCTGATCCTTACTTTTAATTCTCATCTTAGGTCTTTCGTCCGGGGATCTGAGTTGATAGTGTTCTCTCATTGACTGCTTGATCCTCTCTTTTTCTGCACTCAAAGTCTTAATCTTCTCACTCATTCCGTTAGCAATTGCGTACTTCAAGGCTGCGCTTACCGGTAAAAACTCATGGAATATCGAAGCAAACCCGGGTTCTGTTGTCGTGTCAGTACTGTCAAAATGATTAGCCCCTCTTTGAAATTCTACCTCAATTCCGCTTGTTGCCCCGTAGTCTGGAATCGGGACAGGAAAAAAGGCGTTGTCTATTTTATAATATTTTGAGGGAGTACCGGTGTCATCCAACTCACTATCGCTCAACTCTCGCCTTAATTTCGGAGTTAATGTTTGCCATTCTCCATTCGGATCTTTTACCCGGAAACGGTGAACAACAAGGCTTGCGTCCGGGACAGTAAAGTGGTCTTGGTTGGCCGTTAGGTCAAGTTTGGCAATGGGGAAGTCGGTGTTGGTAGTGTCGTCCCAAATAAAATTAGGATCGGCTTTAAAAAGCTCGGCAACTGCTTCGTCCTGGGCCAGATTGATATTGCGGGTCCTATCCTCTAAAGCATAATCGGTGTTGTTGGTTGTGCCATCACCAAAAAGGAGAAAGTCGATATGCTGGATTATTCCCGTGTAGTCTGTCGTGTCGTTAAACTGCATGGCGTTGTTAGTTCACAACGCTTTTTTGTATTATAACACAAAAGTTCCACTTGGCTATATAGTAACACAGTTCAGAAAGACGACCAAGTAGCCACTACAAGCAACGACATCAAAACCGAAGCGACGAGAATAATCAAAAACTCTTTCACTTCACCACCCCCTTAACAACAACCGCTAACAACTTTACAATAGCCGCTACCGTAATAATCCCCATAAGATACCTAATTATCTCCTCAAACTTGTTAGTAGTCATTCTTCGAAAGTAAAACGGTGCTATTTTTCTTTTCATTTTAATATCTTCACATCAATTTTATGAGCGTCTTTCTCAATTATCGGGTCCCACAGATGGTCTTTATCTGGTGTTAAATGAATATGGAAATGTGCTGGTCTTACCGTTCCGCTTATCGGGTCAAATCTGTTGAACCTATATCTCCAGAAATAAACCACCTTCTCCACTTTCGTTCCACCAACTCTCTCCAGTCCACTCTCCAACATCTTCTTTTCCCCATAATCAATCGCCGTTGGCAATTCCCCTGCTTCTCTAAAGGTCATATCGGCAAACTTCTCAAAATGCCTTTTGGAAATAAACATTGTGTGGTATCTCCAATAGGGTGCTAAGCTGGCAATCCATACCCAATGCTCAAACTCTTTTAAGACTATCTGATATTTCTCCCATTGACAGAACGTGCAAACATTCGGCGGCAGTTTCTTTAACCACTTATCATAGTCTTTCCGGCTCATCATCTTAATTCCTTTGTCCATTTCTCGGCCTCCTTCCTCCCGAACCCAATACAGACAAGTCCCGATAATTCTTTCTCAAACACTCGCTGGTATCCACAAGCCCCTCTCTTAATGTTCTCCTTTGGGTAGGGTCTTGGGGCAAATCCGACCGCAACCTTACATCTTTCCAGTCAATGGGCCTTCCGATAATCGGCCTGTCTTGATTTACCCTGCTCACGTAAATCACTTTACAGTCTTCGCCTCTTATCCTCGCCAACCACAGCCTGTGAAGTCCATCAACTATACAATCCACATCTCCGTCATTTTCTATCAATGGTGGAGCAACCACATAATCGGGGTGTTCTAAAACCTCATCTAAATCAAAAATATCAAAACCGCCTTCCTTTAACTCCATTTCCATTTTCTCTATCCATTCCAAATTTCCAGCGAGAACATACCTTGAAGTAGGTTTTAACTCATCTGGTTTCATGGTTCTAATTTCAACATGAGCGGATTGGTAAATCGGATAACCATCTTCAAGGGTTTTGATTTTACTAACCCGCTCTTTTAACATTAAACAAAAAGTTTTACTATGCTATCCCAGTTATTTTCAAACCTTATACCTCTATCGTCAATGTAAGCAATCGCCTTTGGCTTTTTATTGGTGATTTTTAGGTCAGGAAAACCATTCATTTCAAGCCACGGTTTAGTTTCTGCGATATTTTCTCTAGCGGTATAGATTACCACCTCATAACCAGCACTTAAAAATGTTTTAATTGCCCATTTAACATCTTTCACCGGTTCTCCATAAAGTTCACCATTTCTCCATCCTTCCCTGAACTGGTGAATTGGTCCGTCAAAATCAATTGCGATTGTTTTTTTCATCTTAACCCCCAAACTATTGTTCCAATAATAAAACCTGCGAATAAGAATAGAAAATAGAAAAATGCTTTCATTGGTTTCATTCTCCAAACCTTTCTACTTTGTTTACATCTTTTTTAACTTGTAAACTAAATCTTTACTTTGTTATTTCACTTTTCCAACCTTTTTTGGAGTATAACAATTAGGTCATCTAAAACAGCGATTCCAAAATCAACAGTTATTTTCTCTCGTCCTTCCTTTTTCTCAAGCACGAGGATGGCTTTTCTGACATCAATAGCGTCCTTTATCTCCCCAATTATCTCTTTCTCCAGTTGAGAAAATTTGGATTTGGAGAAGGAGAGAATACGGTTCACCAGCTCGCCAGCATTGACAAATGCCTCCGCTCGCCAGACGCTTGTTGAACCAAACTCGTTTTTAAACTCTCTCTCAATCTTCTCCCACCGCTTGTCTGTCATTTTTCCCCACCTCCTCTCCAAACCTTTCAATCTTTAACCAAGGATAAGACCTTCCGTCTTTTTTGTTCACTCTCTTGCAAAGCAAAACATCCGCCCCTTTCTCCTCTAAGTATTGATAAATTGCCTTGCTTATATTTTTTCTGTATTTTATTTCCCAATGTTGGTTGATTAGTTGAGACTTTCCGTTAGCGTATCGTGCTTCCACATACAAATCAGGTTTGTCCTCAAAAGCTGTCCACTCCACGACATAGCCCAATTTACGCAAGAGTTTCCTTGCTTTCCTTTCTCCGGTTTTCCCTTTCCTTCTTGAAGTTTTTCCACTCATTTTATCTTCTCCACCTTTTCTCTAAGCTCTTTTCTTAATCTATTCCGAGCGTGAAACTCAACCGCCTCGTGGACGGCATTGATATGGTTTTCGGTTAGTTCTATTTTCTCAATCGCTTCGTTTGGTTTCTCATCTTCCCCCACCAGCTCAAGGAAGTGTTTTTTGAAGAGGTCAATAAAAATATCCCGATAATCCTTTTTCCCAAACTTCTTTACCCACCCCTCGTCATCCTCAAGAATCATCACAATCTCCTCTATCTTCTCCCTTAACCCCTTGGTTTTAGTCATAATTTCTCCTTTTCCTTTTCTTGCTTCTTAAACTCTCTCCAGTTTTCGCACCACTCTTTTTTTTCATCTCCGTTGGTTATTGTTGAGCCGAACCCCAAGGCCCCAAATACGATTCCAGCACACTTACCGTGATATTCACAACCCTCGCAATTTTCCTTATCCTTGGTTTTATTCTGTTTGGTGGTCATTTAAGTATTAAAGCAAGAAACCCTAATGCCCCCCCAACTAGCCACAGAACCCCTAACAATAGGTTTCCCCACTCTTCTAACAATTCGTCAATAGTCTGTGGGAAAAAGTGGAATACGGGAACCCTGTTCCAAACGACCCCCATCCTTGCCAAACACGAAGCAGATACTATAATCAAAAATAACTCGTTCACTTTTCCCTCCCTTCTATTGTTTGATTAACTTTTGTCTCTACCGTCACGAGCGTGTCATTCCTGTGTCTGCCGTGGGCAACTATTAAAATTCTGTCCATTTTAAAGCCTCGGCTTTTTCCCAAACCATTTGTATTCCAACCAAAACTAATCACCTTGCCCCCGGGCTTTATAATCCTAGCCATTTCATTTTTCAAGTCACTATAAAACTTCATCTGTGTTGTTTGGCCCGTTACTTTATGTCCAAATCCCTTGTAACACTCCGAAACTTGCCTGAAACTATACGGCGGGTCAAATAAACAACCATCAAGTCCCTCGTCTGGCTGTTGTCTCAAAAACTCTAGGGCATCCAGGTGGTAATCTGTCGGCATTTCAGGATTAAGGTCGTTGGTCAGCTGAGCGGGGCTATGCTTACCAGCAAACGGGTCAATCCACTTACCCTCGATCAACATTCCGCTTCCCACTTCCTCAGCCAATAGTTGCCCAATCGGCTTAATTATAAAAGTCCATTTGTTGGGCATTGCCCACTTTCTATCTATCTTCATAAGTCATTTCCTTTCTCCGGTTTTACCTTTCCTTCTTGAAGTTTTTCCACTCATTTTATCTTCTCCACCTTAATGCATTTCTACATCGGGAATAACAGTCCGTGGCTTAAATATCACTTTATAGTGGTCAACACCAACATCCTTACTATCTATCTGCTCTGCAAAATAAGTAACATTGTCAGATAAACCCAAGAAATGTTTTTTATAACTATCTTGACCAACTTTACAGGTAACACTTAATTCTCCCTCTGGGTCGTTATTTCCCAAAGAACAAAATCCCTCTAGGATTAAGATATATTCT